GTGCCATCGATAGGGTGTCGAAGATGAAACATGGTCGGGCGTTGTATCTCCACTCCATAATTGATACATCGAACTGTGCGTTATGGGCAAGCACTGCGGTTCGTCCCCAGTCGACCCCATCAAAGAACTCACGTAGCTCTGCGTCTCCAAACCATCTAGTTGGTTCATCGCTTCCGTATACATGGACGCAAGCTCCGAACGCTCTGAATTTATCATGGCGTATGTACTCCTCTGTTGTCATCTTGCTGAGTGTGTAACCTTCCTTGGTGTCCCAATAGGTCTCAAAGTCGATCGTTAAGATCGTGTCGTATGGTTTGCTCAATTAAAGTTCTCCTTGGGTGGTGCGCCTAGGACGTTGAGAAAGCCGAAAAAACCGTTTGCCGCCAACATGAGTTGCGACGCCTCCATCTCGTTACAGTTGAGGGTAACGACTCCCGCTAGTTGGTCTTCTGCTCGGCCTACTATGACCACGCCTTGCGCGTTGCCGTCTCCGTAGCACATCACGAGTTTGTGTATGAGCAGTTTGAAATGTGCCTGTTCCTCATCAGACATACCCTTGACTCTGCGCTCAAGCTCCTCTTGGGTCATCATGTCTTCAAATTCCACTTGCTTTCTCCCTGAGTAGTTGTTGTAGTTCATCTATGTTGCTCTCCCTTGCTATGTATGTTGTACCGCCTGCGTTGTGTATGCGATCGAGTTCACGCTCTTGTAGGGCTGTTGTCTTGCCACTACCAGCTTTGCACTCGATCGCAATGAAGTGTCCGTCCATGCAGGCAATGATGTCCGGAATACCCGCCCGACCAAAGCCGTTAGCTGGTGGCATGAAGTGGTAGATGCCTAGCTTGTCCAGCACCTCACGCACGCGCTTCTTAACTTTGGATTCGGGGGTTGCAGCCATTACTTTCCTTTGGTTCTGTTAACGCGTCCGCCCCGCGCTACTGCGGTAGATTTGCGTTTCCAGTTGTCGTTTCTCTTCTTCTCCGGTTCAGGAGACGCGTTTGTGGTTGCCTTGGGTAGAGACGCAAGCTTTCGCATAAGTTCGTCAACTTCCGCCTGTGTTCGTGAGTTGCCTACGTTCATGCTATTTCCCCTGTGTTTCTATGAGCTTTATCAGATAGTGCTGTGCCTTTTTCAAGTCATCAACACCGCCCTTGTCTCTCCAACGGGACACATACTTTATTACGTTTCCTTCCAAGTAGCCAAGGTTATTTGAGACGATGTAGTCCCATGGTTGAATGGCTTTGTCTTTGTAGTGAGTACCCGCTATCTGCATTTGATTAGCGCTAGTCATTGATCTCTCCTTGTCTGCGTTTTAAAAATATGACGTCATCTGGGTTGCGTATCCGTTCACGCGATCTCCTGCCCGTGTTCTCTGGTTTTGGACAGTTTACAGGTACGTCAACGACGACCCAAACGGCGGCTAAGGTGTTGCGGTGGGTTGCGTTCTCCCACCGATCAACATACACACCAAACACACCCTCCAATGATTTGTTGACAGAGCGAACGTCTATACCAGTAAACTTAGATATATCGCTTGACTTCAAACCATCGGGGTGTCGTTTGAGTAGCTCACGAATAATATTGTGATTACTCTTCACGTTTTCATGTCCCGCACGTATGTGGCAAAGCTGTCGGCTGTGTCGCCAAAGGCAATGCGCATGGCATCGAACTCTAGCGCTACTTCTTCAAGCACAGCATTGCGTATTTCAGGGTAGTTCTCTCTGATCTCGTCCTTGGGCACGCCAAAGATGCGGTCAAAGTCTTCTTGGTTAAAGCTTGCATCACTCATCTGATTCCCTTTGTTTTAACATTACATCTGCCATCATGTAGCTTGTTTTAGCCATGCGCTCTTGGTATGCGTCTGACCAACCTGTGCATGCCGCTAACATCCCTTGCATAGCCTTAGCCGCAAAGTAGTCGCGCAGGGTCATGCCCTCATTTAGAACAGTTTCATCTTCGTACTTTGCGTGTACTGGAAATGCTGATGGATTGTCCATGTACATATTAACCTCCAAACATTTGTTTCAAGTGGATATACAACTCACGAGCCTGATACACAGTCATGTCCTTCAACACGTCCTCTGGTGTACGGGTGCGCACAAGGGACACGAACGCTTTACGGGCAGGCTGTGGGGTAGTATCGGCAACAGGATCGGCTCTGCTTTCTAGCTTGGCCTGTAGCAACGCGCCGATGCCTGTCACGGCTTTCTTTTCGTATTTGCGCTTGGGTTGAACGATCTCTCGTGCGGGTCTTAGCCCTTTGCTTTTCATAGCCTTGTTGTTCTTGACTGGCACGTACTCAGGCACATCCGCATAATACAAATCATTGGTCGTGTGTATCAGCGAATTCTTACGCATTTGCGAGATCAGGGATGAGATTGACCCCTCGTTGTAGCCTGCGTGTTCAAGGGAAATAATGATTTCTCTACGTGTAGAGCCGGGGTTGTCTCGGATGTAGTTGAACGTGTTGCGTGAGATGTTGTTTTTAACTGGGAAGCGGTGGGCTGGTGCGGTCATGGGAATTCCCTGAGTTGGTTTGGTTGGTGGCGACGAAGAAGATGACACTGGTTGCGAAGAAGGAACGGGGAAGCTTTCCCCATCGTCATCCCATTCCTGTAGTGTTTTGCTTAGTGCTGTCTTAAAGGCTGTTTGAATGTCAGGCATTTTTGAATCCTCCTAGTAAAAGAATGCCAATGATGGTTACCGCTATTGCGATAAGGGATTGCACGCAAGCGCGCGCCTCTTCTGACCAGCCCGGCGGGTCGCCAAGCAGAACGCTCTGTATCCATTCGGATTCAGGCGTAGATTCAGGGGGAGGTTGGGTGTAGAGCAGGCCAATCTTGACCTTGCCCGTGTCGTAAGGTGTGTATTTTTCCATTATGTTCTCCTTGAGTGAGTATTATATTGTCCAAGAGTAGACAGTTGTCAATAGGGTCTCCAATAATATAAATCGGCAATAAGTACTATTACCGCTAACAGAAGTACTACTCGTTCAAACTTTTCCCATGGCGTCATCATCTGACTCTCCTTCTTCTGATACGGGGTCGATGCCCAGCCTGTACATCACATCCAGTAGCAGGATGTGTATGTCCTCGATGTACTCAACTGTGTAGTCTGATGGATCCATCAGGTACTCACGCAGGTCTGCCTCGATACAGCGCAGGTGTAGCGCAATGTTGTCTTTAACTTTCACTTGTCGTCTCCTTATCTACGTAAGCGGGGTTGCCTGTTTGGTATCGATACTCTTTGGCATCTTTCTCAGCGTCATGCTCGTTATCAAACACACCAAGTACTGTGCGGTTGTGGTTTCTAACTACGTACTTCACCTTGTCAATCAACTCGGTGTCGTATGTCTGCCCTTCCCCGACACGGGCTTTGGTAATGTCAAACTCATCGTAAGCTTTGTTTGCAGCATCGGCACTGCTGTCGGCTTCGACCTCTACTGTCTGCCAGTAGGACATAACTACTTGTACTCTGTACTTCATTTCATTTCTCCTTTGGTTTAAAAATGTGGGGGCAAGCCCCCACTACGAATCATGTCAACAATGCAGGCAATGTTGGCTTGATATACACCGGCTTGCGCTCATCCCATTGCAAGTAGTAGCAGACAACCTCGGCGATCATGCCGACTGTGCCGTACGACTTGGTAGCTGCGCTGATAAGACCAGACGCATCACCCTCCATCAACATATCGTAGATGCCCTGCTCAGGTGCGCACAAGTCAACACGATGCGTGTAGCTAAGAGGTGAAGGCTCGAAGGCGTGCAGTAGCGCAGTCAACGTATACGCAGGCATCTGGTCAAGCCACACCTCCATACTCTCAACATCAGCCTCGGTAATGGCGATAGCTAACTCCTCGACATCGGGGCGCACGAAGCCATCCTCGTCATCGGGAAAGTCATACGCTGTCTCGTCATAGTTGGCGCTGTGTGCGCTTGCCTTGCGTGGTTGGATACCGAAGCTTGCGTTGTAGTCATACATCTCGTCGTACTCGTCATCCATGTAGCTACCATACGATCCTGTATAGCTGTAAGACTTGAGTACTGTCGTGCTCTTGTAGCTAGGGATCAGTCGTGATGGAGACCAAGCATAGGTATTGCTGAACCACAGATCATCATGCTCGATACCCTGATCGAAGTTGACGTGTTGCATACGACCATCGCCATTCATGAACACGAAGCGATTGTTACCGATGAACTCCTCAAGCATAGCAACGAAGCCGGCGTCATACACAAGGTCAGGGGCAGAGGACACGGCGCTGTGCAAGTAGTCCTTGATGAAGTGCCATGTATCTGACTTGGTCTTGTCAGCAGTATTACCCGTGTGCAGTATGCCGTTGTGCATCATGGCGATGAAGCCTGGAATCACATCATACGGATGGCAGTTAATCATGTCAGTCTTGCCGTGTGTAGTCCAACGGAAGTGAATAGCAATCTCACGATCGTCTTGAGGCAGGCGCTGAATGAATGCATTAGCATCGCCAAGATTCTTGGGTAAGGTCTTGGTGACCTTGAGACCCTTGGCTGTACCATACATGAACCCAATGCCGTCAGGGTTGGCTGTGAAGATGTCGCTCAGTAGCCCGTGTGTGTTGAGCAATGTTGAACGAACTGAGGAAGACTTGCCAGTAATAATGAGACACATAATAAAACTCCTTGAGATAAAAGAATGGGGAAAGATTCCCCGTTTGTTGTTGATTGAATTAAACAGGTTGCTCTTCAGAGACTGTGTATGCACACTGAGACAGCGTGACAGTAAAGTTCTCGTTCATCAGAACCCACAGGTTGTCAGAACGCATATAGACAACATCGACATCGCTGATGCGATCTAGATCACCCCCGTATGGGAAGTACACATACTCAGAGCCTGAGTAGGTAGCGAAGCGGAAGTACAGGTTTTGACGATTGACCCATGCCCTGAGTGTCTCAGCCTCGTTGTCGTAGGGTATGTGTACTGGGTACATACGATCGTGCCTGTCTTCCGTAGCCGTAGGTATCCACGGCGCAGGAGGCACAACATCAGAGCAAGTGTCCTGCGCTGGTGCAATGACTGTCGGTGAGGATGTGTGTACATTGCGTACGCCATACCACTTAGTCAGCGCAGGGTACTGACCCGCTACAGTCTTGAGCCACTTGACAAACGACTTGCCGTTGAGATCACGCCACGATGCGACACGGCAGAACATGACAGAGGCATGGGTGAACTCGATCTGTGCAAGCAGTCTCTCCTTCTTGAGTGATGCACGAAAGATGCGTAGCTCGACTGTGTTGTACTTGCCGTTGTAGCTGTTGTCCATGCTGAGACCCAAGCGCACCGCCTCACGGCTACCTAGGTTCTGCATATTGACCATGCGATAGCGCTCACCAGACTTACCCTTGACAGCTTGCTTGGGATTGACAAGGACTGACTGATGCTCTGCTGCACAATAGCTACGGGCTTGGTCATCGACAGATGGGTGACGACCTGCAATCTTGCGAATGAAGTCGACATTGCCTTGGCTGTTGATGAACATCAAGAACTTACCCAGCGTCATCTGCGTGAAGGCACGAGAGTCAAGGTGTACGTGCATACCGCACTTGCCTGTGTTCCATGCACGATAGGCAGGATTGATTGCCCAGTTCTTGAACTTCTCGATGTGAACAGACAAGCCGTGAGGCACAGTCACAATCTCGAAGCCATTATGAGGAAGCGATCCGTCATGCTTGATGACGCAGTAGTCATCGCCAAGCAAGCTACGCACAGAGCAAGCAGAGTCCTCGTAGTTCTCATCACCTGACGACATCTCAAGCTCGACACCCATCGTGAACTCACCGAAGTGAGACGACACGATAGTGGATGGCCGACCTAGTATGTTGAGTACGTTGGCAGAGTAAGCCATGACTGGCTGATCTCTATCGTCATCGTCGTCATCGTTGTCGTCCTCGTCACGCTCATACGAGTAGTAGTTGTCATCACTCTCGCAGTAGTACGCATCGTCACGAGGCCAGTACTCGTCTTGATCCTCGACATACACAGCGTTGTCATCGAAGCACGAGTCGCACCATGTATCGTTACGCACATCGTGTGTGTTGTTGCTGTCCTCGTAGTGACCACAGTCGCAATGCACAATGTCCATGTCACCCATTGCAGCAATGGCTTCGAAGGCATTAGTGATATGGCTTTCGGCATCGCTGTAACGACCAGACAACTCAAAGAACTTAGAGCGAAGCTCATCGTTGGTGATGGACTCATCGCCTGCCTTGGCACGAGCAACGAGATGCCCGAAGTCTAGGTAGTGCTTGCGAGCAATCTTGAAGTAGTCCTTGCTGTGATCGTAGTAGTACGAGTCCTTGAACTTAGCGCATGACACAGGCGGTGACTGGTTTACATTCGGGTCATGCTTCTTGGCATAAGACTCGACGATTGCATCGACACGAGAAGTCAACAGACTGCGAGCAAGCCGTGGCAAATCTGCACTGCTTGTAGGTGTCAACAACCTACGCATCATCTGATGTATATCGTAGCGATCACGGCTCTCGTCAACAGCTACCCTGTACGTTATGTAGGAAGGTGCGAAAGTATCTTCACCCCTGACACGATAGCGTGAGGTACGAGTCCAAGCGCACAGGTTCTCTACTGTGATGAGATCGAGAGGCGATTGGTCTTCCGCATCCATGTGCATCACATCTGGCCAGACAAGACGCCTACGAGATGAGTTGTACACCATGTACCGCTTGTTGAGTGACACGATATAGATGGTCTGATTAAGTGAGTCAACGAAATCTTCCATTACGAATCTAGTTATTTGAAACATATGTTTCTCCTTGAGTTATGAAAAAGAATGGGGAAAGGTTCCCCGTACTAACTAACTAACACAGCCTGTTGCTCAGGCTACAGCTACCTCCATGTCATCTATTACATCGAACGAATCCACCTCGAAGGTGCGATGCTCACCTACGATTGGGTCACCTGCATTGAACACGTAGAACGTGTCGTGGTATTTCTTCAGCACCTCGTCACGCATCGAGTCGGACAACTCAATTGGCATGACTAAGGCGTTAGCCGTGAACGGGTTATTGAACGGGGCTGTGTATCTCCCGTGTATACGAATTCGAACTACTCTCATTACTTACTCCTGTTGTTGATTGCTTCGAGTGCCTCGTCAGCACACGCACGCCATGCGGCTTCGCTTATGAATGTGTTGTCCTTTGACCAAGGCGGTGAGACTTTGGTCTGCTCTGCGTACTTAGCGATAGCCTCGATGATGAACGCCTGCATGAGTACGCCCTGCTGTGAGTCACACATCAGGTCGTGGATGAACATGCTGTTTGTTTTGTGTTTAGATTTCATAGTTTTCTCCTTGGTTAAATGGTTTGGCTTGCATTGCTTCTTGCAAT